CCAAATGCAACTATTCAGAAATTTCCCGACCAATTCGGTAGCGGAAGGGCGTGGATTGATGTGCATAAGATTGTACAACAACAACTCACAAGTGACTTCTTCACGGATGGAACGTATAAACCAAACATCAATGGGGGTGCTTGTTATGTTGCGGTAAAAGTACAAGGGAAATATACCGCTGGTTCAACCTCGGTGGTGACATCCAACACGGTGTTGGCTACAATGGGCTATGTTTATACCTCGGAAGGTTTTAACGCCTCTTTAACAGGTCCTGTATTTACCGATAAGGAAACCTTTTACATTACACAAGGTGCTGAATCGTATTATATTTGGTACGATGCCGATGTCATTACTGGCATCACCATTGGGGGAACTACCATTACCCCGAACACGGTTAGCACATCTTCAACAAAAATTCAAGGTGTTGATTTGATTCAGTTGTTATCGGCTGCGGCAGTTAGCGGAAATACCAACGTGACCTTTACAACGGCTTCAACATCCTATGTATTCCCAATTGTGCGGAATTGTTTGAACCGCTACGGAAATGTAACTGCACATTTTTTAAATAAGTGGGGTGTGTACGATTCATATTGCTTTAATGCGGTGAGCAAAAAGACGCAAAATGTATCATCTGAAATTTACGAGAAGCCTATTTACCGCCAAACGGACTTATCACAGGCGTGGGATTATGGTGTTCAGGTGATGACACCTTTTAACGTGAATGCAAAAACCCAATTAACCATCAACACAAATTGGATACCTGAAAATGATAACCAAGTAATTCAACAAATGTTTTTGAGTAGTTCTATTATTGTAGATGATTTTTCAGCAAGGGTAACGGATTCGGCATTTGCAGAAAAGAAACGTGTAAACGACAAGTTAATCGACTACACAATCCAACTTGAATTTAACCAGCCTTTAATAAATAAGATAGTACGATGAGATTTTCATTAGTAATTGAAAATGTGGCGGTGGATTTGTTCAACGATGAATCCATCCAACTTGTACGACAAATTAAGGACTATCAGGATTTATCGAATAGCAAAACCGACTTTACACAACAATTTGTTATACCATCCACAAGTATCAACGATCCGATTTTTCAAAATTACTTTGATGAAAATGCGGTTTTTAGTGGGTGGAACGCCTTTATAAAATTAGATGCTCAAATATTCATTCATTCGCTTCCTGTATTTACGGGGTGCGTTGAGTTAACGGGTGTTGAGTTTAAAAACGGATTACCACGCCAATACAATCTTGTTTTTTACGGGCAAGGGAAAAATGCGATGTCTCAATGGGGCGAAAAAACCCTACAAGAAATAGATTGGAGTGATTACAACCACGTTGTGAGTTATGCCAATGTGATTTCATCTTGGGGCGGTGGCTTGGTTGGTGGTTCAATTTTATATCCAATTGTCGATTGGTATAAGGGAATGCAATACTGCCGTACCCCAACGGTTCAGAACAATATGTATGGGGGTGGTACTGCCTTAAATGGTGGGTTTTTAGTCAACGATTTACGCCCAGCAGTCCTTTTAAAGGATATGATAAGCACTTGTTTTGATTCTATTGGTTATACTTTATCAGGTTCATTATTGGATAGGGATGAGTTTGATGAATTGTACGTTGCCCCAATGGGGACATCAGGACCGATTCAAAATAGTTCAAACCAAGATGCAAAATTCAAAGTAACAACCGCATCAAGGGTTTACGCACCGACAAATAACTGGGCTGGATATGTTAAAATGACGTTTGACACGGTAGTAAGTAACCCAAGCGGTTATTGGAACGTAGGTCAAAATATTTACACAACCTATTTGCAAGGAAAATATACTTTCAGATTTTCGTGTGATGTCACGGTCAACACGGGCGTGGTTGCGTTTTCATTGATTAACTCAAATAACTGGATACAATATAATCAATTTACCAGCGGCACAGGTTCGTTTTCTGCCGATTACATCGTTGAATTAAATACCAATGTACAAGTGGCAATGGCTATTGCAGCACCAGTAGGGTGTACAATTACAAATGTAGTGTTTGAGTTGATTCAAGTTCCTTTTGCCATTGAAGGCACAACCCTCAACATTGTTGACACGATGCCACAAATGAAGGTTAGTGACTTTATGAACGGAATTTTGAAAACCTTTAACGGGGTTTTGATTCCAAAAAGTGAAACCGAATTTGAGTTACACAACATTGACGATTATTACGCCCTTGGTAGTACAAAGGATTGGACAAAATACATTGATGTGGAAAACATACGACACGAAAAAATGTCGATACCACGCCAAATAGAAATGAAGCATAAGGAGGGTGAAGATCAAGGCTCTTTAAATTTTCAATCGACTTTCAATCGTTTGTTCGGTGAAATTAAGGCTTCACCCGATGTTGACTTTGCCAACGATGAATTGATGATTGAAACGCCATTCAATGTAATTATTCCTGGAATCATCAAGGAGAAAAATGATAAGGGGCAATATGTAGGCAATACTAATTTGCAGATTCCCGTGATGCTTGATAACGACAATAAGCAAGTCAAACACGATTTACTTTTGTTTTACTATGTCGGGCAAACCAACACGACTTATACCTATGACCTGAACCAAACAACACAATTTGCTTATCCGTTGATATCAAGTTACTCTGAATTTCCAACGACTGAAAATTCATATAGTTTGGCATTCGGTTTAGAAACTACCATCCAGGGGGATATGGCAACCAAAACGATGTTCACACAATATTGGCAGAAATACTTGTCACGCCTATTCTCATCAAGGAGCCGTGTGGTTTATTTCTCTGCAATTCTACCCGTTGGAGAGTGGTTGAATTTGCAAATGAATGACACGATTGCGGTGAGTGGTAATTACTACAAGATTCAGCAGATAGAATACGATATGCTTAACGAACGTGCATCGCTTCAATTAATCAGTTATCCTGATGTTGACATTTTACGAATTGCATCTGATGGAATTACACCAAGTTGGGAAAATGCCACAAGCAACCCAGCAGGTACAACCCTTTTGAATGGTGACATTGTTGGAAGAGCAATTACCAACGCCATCCCCTTGGTGGGTGGTGGCTTGTCAACTGGTACATTGGGCAAAGTTGAGTATTTAGATTCCAACACTAATTGGCATCAAGGTTCACTTAATGAGTTAGTAAAAAGAAAACGAATCAAAACGGGGCAAGGACTTGGACAAACGGTTACCATTCCAACAAATGAAACTTATGTTGTTGTGCCATTGACAACCGAGTATCAAACTGGTGACACCCAAGACTTGGTATTTTCAACGGCTACCGATTCAATAACGCCATTGTATGGCGGTCAATTTAAAATTACTGCCGAGTTATCTTATGAACACGGACAAAGCCACGATTTGACATTTGCAATAATGGTTGGTGGTAAGCCTACTTTTTCAATTGCGGTGTTAACCTCGAATAAAGGTAATGCAACTTTGAACGGGTACTTTGACATCCCTTTGTCAGCACCGATACAAATGGCACTAAAAAAATCAAGTGGAAGTAGTCACACGATAGATATAGGGGTTGCAACGCTAATGGTTGAGCATATATGATAACACAAATAATTAAATTAGTCCAAACTAACGAGTTTTATGGCGTTAGTTCAAATGTAGAGATAGCCAAAGGGGCGTACCAATACGCCACCACTTGGAAGCAAACATTTAAAAAAGTAAAAAGATGGCGGAAAAAATAGTTATCCCAATAGAGGTACAAGGTTCAAAGGCAGTTAAAGACATTAACAAAGTCAATGATGCCCTTGATAATACGGGCAAGGCTGCCGAAGGTAGTAAACAAGGTTTCGGAAGTTTAGCAGGGCTTTTAAAAGGCGGTCTTGGAATTGGGGCGGTAATGTCTTTACTTGATGGTCTTGGCGGTGCATTAATGAAAAATCAAAAGGTCCAAGACTTGATGAACAAAGCAATGGTAGTTTTCCAAGGCATTGTCAACGGAGTAATTGAAGTTCTTGATCCTTTATTCGTAGCCTTAAACAAAGTTTTCAAAGACCCAGTAAAAGCATTGAAAGAATTTGGTGAGATGATTAAAACCAATATCACCAATCGATTTGAAGGATTGTTGGAATACATCCCACAAGTGGGTAAGGCAATTGGACTTTTATTGAAAGGAGAGTTTTCCGAAGCGGCAAAGACCGCCACAAATGCCGTGGGTAAAATTGTACTTGGAGTTAATGACACGGTTGGTCTTGTTAAGGATGGTATGGATGCCTTGGGTAAGGCTGCAAAAACCATTGCAGACGAAACGAAGAACGCTGCTAAAAATGCTGATGCTTATGTTAATGCTGAAAAGAAATTGGCAAAGTTAGAAATCGCAATGCAAGGTGTCATTGAAACCTATGACCGACAAGCGGAGGTATTAAGGCAAGTCCGTGACGATGAAACCAAAACAATCGAAGAACGTATCAAAGCCAATGATGATTTAAAGAAAAAGTTGGAAGAAGGTCAAGCGGCTGAAATAGCAAACCTGAATGAGCAAATCAAACAAAAAAGAGTTTTATTGTCGGTTGATAAAAATAACGTACAACTACAAAACGACATTTTAAGACTTGAAGCCGATAAACAAGGGGTATTGGCAAAAACAACGGGCATTCAATCCGAGCAACAACAAAACAAAATTGCGTTGGATAAAGAATCTATTGAGATGACCAAGGCATTAGCCGAAGGGGTAATTGAAGCCAATAGAATAATTGCCGATAGCAATGCGGAAATGATAAAAGAGGGTGCAGAGCAATTTGACGCAAAGCAAAAGGCTATTGATGACGAATATCAGGCACAATTAAAATTAAACGATGAAGAAATAAAAAGACACAAAGAAGGCACTGCGGCTTATGTTGAAGCGGTAAATGCAAAGTTGTTATTGGATGCACAATACACTGCCGATACACAAGCAAATACAAAGGCAAGAGCGGATTTTGATGCAGCCGCAACCGAAGAAGCAAAACAACTTGCAAAAGAACGTGCCGATTACGAAATTGAACAAGCGAAAATGGTTGCTGAAAACCAAATGAGTGCCGTTATGGGTGCTTTAAGTGGTGTTCAATCCTTGGTTGGAGAAAATTCAAAATTCGGTAAAGCCCTTGCAGTATCTATGGCAATTATTGATACCTATTCAGGTGCAACCAAGGCACTTGCCCAAGGTGGTACATTTGGCTTTATTGGTGCTGCTGGTGTTATCGCTTCTGGTTTGGCAAATGTCAGAGCGATAATGCAACAAGAATTGCCAGGCGTTGAAGGAGATAGTTCGGGCGGTGGAGTTTCAATGACTGCACCCACAGGACCAAACGTGGGTATAATTAGCGGTCAAATAAATTCATCGGCTCAATTACTTGGTAGTTTGAATAATTCATTAAGCACCCCACCAAGGGCATACGTTGTCGGTCAAGATGTAAATAGTCAGCAAAGCCTTGATAGGCATATACGCCAAAATGCAACACTCTAAACCATTATCGTTAATTAAGAAATGAAAATCGTTGAATTGATTTTGGATGAGGATAGTAAGGTAAGCGGTATTGATGCAATCAGTATCGTTGAAAGCCCAGCCATCGAATCTAATTTTATAGCACTAAACAACCATCAAGTGAAATTTGCCACCGTTGACACGGATAAGCGGATTTTGATGGGACCAGCATTAATTCCAAATAAACCTATTTACCGCAACCAAGATGGTGAAGAGTTCTACGTTTATTTTTCAAAGGCTACCATTGAGAAGGCAATGCAGTTGTACCTAAAAAAAGGTAACCAACACAACGCCACTTTGGAACACGATGGGAAAATCAATGGTTTGACCTTGGTTGAATCTTGGATAAAGGTAGATGCTGAAAAAGATAAGAGTGCTGCCTATGGGATGAACGATCCAGTAGGTACTTGGTATGTATCAATGAAAGTTGATAACGAAGAGATTTGGCAAGAATATGTGAAGAGTGGCAAAGTAAAGGGATTTTCAATCGAAGGTTTCTTTGCGGATAAATCAACCACTATGAGCAAAGATGAAATGATACTTTCACAATTGCGTGAATTACTATCAAAAATCGAACAACCTAAAAACCAATCGTTAATTAATTATATGAGCAACGCAAAAGACATCCTTAAACGTGTATACGATACAGTAATGGGTAAGGAATCAACCGAGGAAACAAAGGTTGAATTAGCACAAGTAAAAACCGCAGATGGACAAGCAATCCTTGATGCGGAAGCCTTTGAAGTTGGTAAAGCAGTTTTCATCGTAACCGAAGAAGGTAACATCCCCGTTCCTATGGGCGAATATATGCTTGAAGATGGAATGAAAATTGAAGTTGATGAGCAAGGCGTTATCGTTGAAGTTTCAATCGAAGGCGAAGAAGAAGTAGTTGAGGAAGTTATCGAAGCGAAGGACGAAATCGAAAAAGAGGAAACTGGTATGATGGAATCAATGCCTAAAAAGGTAGTGAAGTCAAAAACCGAAATGGAAGAATCTTATTTCTCTAAAATCGAAACTCGTTTATCCGCTATCGAAAAAGCCAACGAAGATTTGAAAGCCGTTAACGTTCAGTTATCTGCCGAGAACGAAGAGTTGAAAAAGCAACTTGCTGAAAGCCCAGCAGAACACACAAAGTTCAACCCCGAAGCCACTACACAAACCAATGTTCAATTTAAACTTGGTTCAAGAAGAGGCGAGACTATCCAAGATAGAGTATTTAACCAATTATTTTAAAAACCAAAAATCATGTCAAATAGAAAAATTCATTTAAGCGGACCTACTATCAGTCCAAACACCTACGCTGGTCAGTTTGCTGGTAAATATATTGCCGCATCACTTTTGTCAGGTGATACCCTTGCAAAAGATTTAATCACTCTTCACCCTAACGTAGCGTTCAAGCAAGTTATTCGTAACTGGCAGAACACCGTTGCCGTTGCTGACGCAACTTGCGACTTTACTGATTCAAGTTCAGTAACTTTGGGTGAATACGTTTTGACCACTACCGAGAAACAAGTTAACTTGCAATTGTGCAAAAATAACTTGCGTACTACTTGGGAAGCGGCTGAGGCGGGTTACTCTGCATTTGAAAAATTACCAGCATCTTTTGAAGAGTTCTTGTTGGCACAAGTTGCTGCCGAGGTTGCTCAATCAATTGAATTGGGTATTTGGAAATCTAACTTGTTCTATGATTCTGCAATTACTGCTGGTCAAGACGGAATGTTCGGTTACTTGGCTGATAACTCTGCTATCTCTGTAACTGGTTCAGGTGCAACAACTGGTTCAAACGTAGTTGCTCGTTTACAAGCGATGTTGGATGCTTCTCCAGCTGCTTTGTACGGTAAAGAAGGATTCCAATATTACGTTGGTCCAACTACAATGAAGGCTTACCAAGCGGCTTTATCTGCTGGTAACTATAACTTCCAGTTCTACGTTGGCGAAAAACCAATGAACTTCCAAGGTATTCCTGTGAACCTTTGCCCAGGTCTTAACGATTCTGATTGTGTACTTGGATTGAAATCTGACTTACACTTTGGTACTGGTTTGTTGAGCGATACTAACGAAGTTAAGGTTATCGATATGAGCGACATTGATGGAAGCCAAAACGTGCGTGTAATTATGCGTTTCACAGGCGGTATCATCGCAACTAACCCAACTCAACAAGTTATTCTTAACATTTCCTAATAATAATCTGATTTGTAGTTCATCAAAGGGGGAGGGGTGATTCCCTCCCTTTTTATTTAAAAATCAAAATAAAATGGCTTGTAATACATTAGCAAATAGAAGTGAACCCTGCAAAGAATTTGTCGGTGGTTTGCGTGGCGTATTTTTAGTTCCTTACGTTTTTTCAAACGTAGTTAGTAAAGATGCGAGTGGTTTAGTAACCTCAATTAATAATGGTGCGTCTCCAACGCCTGTTAAATCAACTGCATATTTTTGGGAATTGAAGGGCTTATCTACATTGGAGGTAAGTGGTGCTGCATCGAGAGATAATGGCACAACGGCGTACACCCAAACTTTAACACTATCTTTGAAGCCAAGCGGAAGCACTCCGAAC